CACTGAAGAGTATGAAGTAGACTTCATCTTGATGGGTTCTGCTAAGTACAGTAAGACAGAATCGCAAAGTATTGCACAAAAGTGCATCGCAGTTGCTGAAGCAAGAAAAGATGCTGTTGCATTCATCTCGCCAAACAGAGGTTCATTCATCAGTGACAACTCAGTTGGTAGTGTAACTGTCAATGATATTGACACCACCACCAGCAACGTACTCGGATTCTACGCACCTCTTTCGTCTACTACTTACGCCGTTTTTGATAGCGGTTACAAGTATATGTACGACCGTTTCAATGAAACTTTCCGTTATGTTCCTCTGAATGGTGATATCGCTGGCACATGTGCTAGAACAGATATTCAACAGTTCCCATGGTTCTCTCCTGCAGGAACTTCAAGAGGTACAATTCTCAATGCTGTTAAGTTAGCATACAATCCAGGTAAGAAGCAAAGAGATCTTCTTTACTCCAACAGAATCAACCCAATTGTCTTCTCCCCTGGAGCAGGAATCATCCTCTTCGGTGATAAGACTGGATTTGGTAAATCTTCTGCATTCGATAGAATCAACGTTCGCCGTTTGTTCATCTATCTGGAAGATGCAATTTCTGCTGCCGCTAAGGACTTCCTCTTTGAATTCAATGATGAAATCACAAGAACTAACTTTGTGAACATTGTTGAACCATTCCTCCGTGACGTTCAGTCTAAGAGAGGCATCTTTGATTATGTCGTAATTTGTGATGAGACAAATAACACCGCTGCTGTCATTGATAGCAACGAATTTGTCGCGGACATCTACATCAAACCAGCAAGATCGATTAACTTCATCGGTCTGACGTTCATCGCTACTAGAACTGGCGTTGATTTTGAAGAAGTTATCGGCTCCGTTTAATTTACTTAGAGGTTAACTCAAATGCCATCCAGAAATCAAATTAACCCACCTTCCCTAAGGAAAATTACCGACTTCAAGAGTAAATTAACTGGTGGTGGCGCTCGCGCCAATCTCTTTGAAGTCGTCCTTACTTTCCCAGATGCAGCACAACCTGACTCGGTAACTCTTGAGAAATCAAGGTTCCTTGTCAAGGGTGCTAATCTTCCAGCATCTAATATCGCTCAGATTGAAGTTCCTTTCAGAGGAAGAAGTCTGAAAATCGCAGGTGATAGAACCTTCGATTCTTGGACTGTTACAGTTCTGAACGATACCGACTTCTCCATCCGCTCTGCATTTGAGCGTTGGATGAATACCATCAACAGAGTTTCTGATAACACTGGTCTGGTCAATCCAGCAGATTATCAAGCAGATTCTTATGTCTATCAATTAGACCGTGATGGATCTACGCTCAGGTCTTATCGCTTCTACGATGTGTTCCCAACTCAGGTAGCACCAATCGAACTCTCTTATGATAATGGAACTGGTATTGAAGAGTTCACCGTTGAACTTCAGGTTCAGTGGTGGGAAGCATATAAAGGCACTGGTGCAAATGCTGGTGGTGAAGACATCAACTAAATAGAAGAAGGAAAAGACACTTAATCACTTATTATGGCCAAACTTTTTGGTTTTTCTATTGACAGAAATCAAGACAAGTCACCTTCAATTGTCTCCCCCGTTCCTCAAACTAATGAGGACGGGGTTGATAATTATGTTAGTAGTGGATTTTATGGTCAATACGTTGACATTGAAGGTGTCTTTAAGACAGAACATGATTTAATAAAAAGATATAGAGAAATGGCACTTCATCCAGAAGCGGATGGTGCTATTGAAGATGTTGTTAATGAAGCAATTGTTAGTGACTTATACGATTCACCTGTAGAGATTGAACTCTCAAATGTTGGTGTTAGTGAACCTCTGAAGAGAAAAATCAGAGATGAGTTCAAATACATCAAAGAAATTTTAGACTTTGATAGAAAGTCGCACGAAATTTTCCGTAACTGGTATATTGACGGAAGACTTTATTATCTGAAAGTTATTGATATGAAAGCCCCTCAAGAGGGTATCAAAGAACTCAGATATATTGATCCCCTTAAAATGAAATATATCCGTAAGGAGAAAAAGAATCCTAACGGAAATGGTGGAAGATTTGATAATGGTATTGTAAGAATCAATAAGCAAGACGATAATCTTGCAAAAGCACCAGAGTTTGATGAATATTTTCAATATACACCATCACCAAGTACAACTGGTGGACTTGCAGTAAGTCGTGGTTCAGCAAAATCTGTCAAGATTGCTAAAGATTCTGTCACATATTGTACTTCTGGTCTGGTAGATAGAAATAAGAATACTGTTCTTTCATATCTTCATAAAGCAATCAAGGCACTCAATCAACTTAGAATGATTGAGGATTCTCTGGTCATCTACAGATTATCTAGAGCACCAGAACGCCGTATTTTTTATATTGACGTTGGCAATCTTCCAAAAGTAAAAGCAGAGCAATACCTCAAAGAGGTTATGTCTCGCTACAGAAATAAACTTGCATATAATGCTCAGACTGGAGAAATCCGTGATGATCGCAAGTTTATGTCCATGATGGAAGATTTCTGGTTACCACGTAGAGAAGGTGGTCGCGGAACTGAAATCACTACTCTGCCTGGTGGACAAAATCTAGGTGAACTTGCTGATATTGAATACTTCCAGAAGAAACTCTACAGAGCACTTGGTGTTCCTGAATCAAGAATTGCTGCTGATGGTGGTTTTAATCTTGGTCGTTCTTCAGAAATCCTTCGTGATGAACTTAAGTTCTCTAAATTTGTTGGTCGTCTGAGAAAGCGTTTTGCTCAGATGTTCAATGATATGCTCAGAACTCAATTGATTCTGAAAAATATCATCACTCCCGATGATTGGGAAGTAATGAAAGATCATATTCAATATGATTTCATTTATGATAATCAGTTTGCAGAACTGAAGGAAAAAGAAATGGTAGAAGGCAGACTTGCTCTGCTTGCACAGATTGAACCATTCATTGGTAAATATTATTCTACAGAGTACGTTCGTAAGAGAATTCTTCGCCAAACTGATGGTGAGATTGTTGAAATTGACGAACAAATTGAAGATGAAATTGCAAAAGGAATTATTCCTGACCCATCAACTGTTGATCCAATAACTGGTCAACCACTTCCACAACCTGTAGGTGAAGGTTCTGGTATGGAAGGAATGGGTGCAGATCCTACTGGAATGGGTCAAGTTCCTGCAGAACCAGACTTGGAAGCACAAGCACAAGCAGTAGATGCTCAGTACCAAGCAGACACTAGGAAAGCTGAGTTATAAATAGATTATATCAATATATTGATTTTTTATGGAAGATGTTATCGATTTGATCGCTACTGGTGGATCTCAATCTGACGTTAGCGACAAAATGAAAGAACTGCTGTATGCAAAAGCAGCAGAACGAGTTGACATTGCAAGACCATATGTTGCTAATGCAATGTTCGGTCAAGAATTTGAATATCCTGAAGTTGACGAAACTGAAAATGAAGTTGAGACTGAAGTTGAAGCGGAAGCAGAAACTGAAGTTGGTGATGAAGTAGAAACTGAAGTAGAAACTGAACCAGAAGAGGAATCAGAAGAATGATTATCAAAGTTCTAGCTGCGGAGGGAAATTTAAATGCCGCATCTAATGTTGATACTGCAACCGTAGTTAGACTTTTTAATGGTCATACTGCTGCACTCGTTATCACAAGAAAAACCTCCGGTGGATCTACACTTGGCAGTTTAACTGTCAATACTAAAGAATCCGTCATACTGGAGAAAGATTCAACCGATACTTTGGAAGCAGCCAGTAATGGTTCTTCGGTAAAAGTAGTAAAAGTAGCTTACAACATTTCATAAGAAAATGAAACTTATCACAGAAGAAGTAACAAACGTACAGGTTATCACCGAAGGAAAAGGTGTTAACAAAAAACTGTATATTGAAGGAACATTCCTTCAAGGTGAGATCAAGAACCGTAATGGGAGAATGTATCCCATCAACACTCTTGCCAAAGAAGTAGATCGCTATTGCGAAACTTTCGTTAACAAGGGTCGCGCTCTTGGTGAACTCGGTCACCCTGATGGTCCTACCGTCAATCTTGATCGCGTATCTCATAAGATTACTTCTCTGGTACAAGAGGGAAATAATTTCAGAGGAAAGGCACAAATCCTTTCTACTCCTATGGGTAAAATTGCATCTTCTCTTCTCGATGAAGGTGTAATGCTTGGCGTTTCTTCCCGTGGTGTTGGTTCACTCCAGACCACTAGTGAAGGATGTAAGATTGTTGGTGAAGATTTCCAGTTGGCAACCGCTGCTGATATCGTCGCTGATCCTTCTGCTCCTGATGCATTTGTTAATGGAATTATGGAAGGAAGAGAGTGGGTTTGGGAAGGAGGAATCCTTCGCGAACAACTCGCTGCACAAA